TATTGTTAGTGCTACGCCCAGCGTTGCCATCTGGGTTTTCTACTCGTACATGATAGTTACCAGATGCTAGAGTTACATTTACAGATAATGAAGTAGCACTTGTAAATGATACAGAGTTTGGTCTGGTAATAGATCCATCTGTTTTTATAAATTCAACAATAGGCACAGTTACAAAGTTAGTACCTGTAATATTAATAGTCGTTGCGGTAGCTGGCGCAATAGTTTGACTTACATCTGATACTGTTGGTTTGGTTTCTGTTGGTACTTCTGCAAACGATAAGTTTCCAGAGCCATCTGTTTTTAAATAATAATTATTCGTAATACTAGATGGCAAAGTCAATGTATAAGATTGAGCTGCTGAATGTGGCGGTCCTTTAATTTTTACACCATGTGAATTGTTTTCACAATTAAGCTGTATAGTACCAGCGTTAGTATTACCTTTAACCTCCAACATACCTGTACCATCTGGAGCAAGTATAATATTACCATTAGTTGTAGAGGTATTAATTTCTCTGGCTTGTACATCCAGATTGCCGCCTAGTTGTGGACTAGAATCTCCTACAATATCTGTAAGCCCTGTATCAATACTGGTCCATGATGAACCATTGTAAAATTTTAAATTGTTATCAGTAGAGTTATAAAACAAATCTCCCTCATCTAATGAGGATGTAGGATCAGATGAGCCAATTCTATAGACAGCTGCAAAGTTATTAACATCAGATATGTTATTAGCTACTGTCGTTACATTAGATGCAATACCAGCCACGCTAGTAACATTAGATGATATCCCAGCTACTGTAGTTACATTGGAGCTAATACCAGCAACAGTTGTAACATTAGAAGAAACTCCAGCAACAGATGTAACGTTTGACGAGATGCTGGCAACGGTGGTAACGTTTGAGGAAATACCAGCTACAGTCGTAACATCACTAGCTATTCCAGCTACAGTGCTGGTGTCTACTGCTGTGTATGTCGTCGTTACATTTCCATCGCTATCAAAGGTCAATACCTTAGATGCTCTGGTCGCCTTAGCTGGCAAAGTTACAGTGGCAGAGATCGAGTCAGTATCTAATAATTTTACTGAACGATCCGATTGTTGATCTATGTCTGCAAGTTTTGCATAAACTTTATCTAAATCTGTATTGAGAGCAGTAATATCAAATGTTCCAGATGGGCTAAAATCAGAGGCTCTCTCTATAGTAATGTCCCTGATAATAGTAATAATAGCTCCAGCAGATATACCAGTAGCTCCTATATTTACAGTGCCTCCAGCACCAAACTCATAGGCATCATCACTATCAGAAGCTGCGCCTGTAATAGAATATTCATTTACAGCGTCAGCATTAGCGTCATAGGTAAGCAATGTTGTGCCATTGTAAACCTTGATGTCAGCTACAGAAAAAAACTCAAAAGGAATGGTAAACGCTTGCTGATCAGCTGTTGCTGTATATGCTACTCTAGGCGTATTTTTAGCACTAACGATTGTCATCGCATATCTCCATATCTATCCTGTCTCCTAAATTTATTCATATCTTTTACTCCATATGTATCTAAATTATCTCTATAATTTGTCATATCATCAATCAAATTTAGTGTTCCTTTTAACCAATATACATTTTGAAAAACCATTAATTGCCTTATAGCAAATGACAGATCACGACTAGTACCATCTAAAGCATCATAAAGAGTTAATGCTTTACTAACGCCTACTCCACCTATTTGACCAAACATATCAAATTCATCTTTAGGACCAAACATTTGCTTCATATTGAAATAAGGTCTAATTCCTTGTTCGCCTATAGTTAAATTTTCAATAATTCTGTTAGTTTCTGTCAACGGTATCAATGAACCACTATTTTCAAAATCAAATAATAATTGTTCTTCTATTGGTTTATCATTAAATCTAGAATATTTAAGAGTATTTGCTAAATGTGCAAATATAACACTGCCAACAACATAAGACATATAACTTCTATCTCTTTCTGCTAAGCCAGATGCAGTAATTTTTCTATTAGCTGCTATAGTCCATGCCATAAATTGTAATGGTAAAACCATAAATGCATTACTAACGACTACACCTCTTGTAATATTAGTAACTTCTGATCCAACACCTTTTAGTAATCCTCTAAATATTTTCGAGTACAAAGCATTAGATCCTAGTATTTTTCTAAAAGCTTCGCTGTTTAAAACTATTTTTCCATGCATCATGTTGTATTTATCTGCTAATGATGGAGTTACTATTGTTCTTTCAACATCTGCTCTAATGGCTTGTCTAAATCTTCTTAATGCATCAGTGCCACCTTTTTTTGTTGACCATTCGTTTACGTTAGCTAAGTATAAAGGCGCTCTATTTTTTTCTGATACTTGTTGTATAACACCATCATCAACTAAATTTTTAATTGTTTTTGCAAATGTTTTGTCTAAACCATATGCTGTAAATCTTTTTTCATCTGCTTTTTTTAACTTGCCAGATGCATACAATATTGCATCTTCTATAAATCTATGACTAGATATACCAGCTTGCCAATTTTTTAAGATTCCTGTGTATTGTGTTAATCCATTACCAAAATAAAAAGGTCTTTGTATATCTCTAAGAGCATTACCTATTTTTTTAAATGGTCCAGTATATCTTAATCTTGCATCTGCTGATGTTGTTGTTCTTGCAAATCCACCATTAATAGATTGTAATTCCATATAAGTATATAACCAGGATTGTTCTTCTAATATTTGTTTTCTTATTGGTTCAGTTAAATCGTTTAAAGCAGTAGTATATCTATCTGCATCTTTACCAAAAAATTTACCTAAACCATGAACAGCAACAGGTCTAGCTATTTCTGGTAATGAAGTAATAGTTACACTACCCATGCTTGTAAGAGTGTTATAATTTCTCCATCCCTCGACAAACTGTTTGCTCCAAGAAGTAGGAGAGAGAAAGTTTGTTATGCCATATAGATTAGCAACATTAGACTCAAAATTATTTATTGCTGTATTTGCTTGGTTTAATTTAAACGATTTTTTCTTTGCTATTTCTAACATCATGTCTATTTTAGCAAACGTACCAATACGATCTCCAAACTCTCTAGTCATTTCTATAGCAGTACCCATGTAATCTCTATAGTATGTTGCTACATCAGTAGAATTAGTATTAATAAAATCAATGCCTTGTACGTTTATAAAATCTTTATTGGGCGCAGTAATTGTTCTATGTATTAAAGGTGCTACTTTTTTACTACCTGTAAAAGGTAAGGTATTATCTGGATCAAAATATGGTGCTTCGACACCGAGTATGTGATCTATTTTTTCATCGGCTACTTTATCAAGATAATCATCTAATGACTGCACACTAGGATCATGTGCTTCCATTATATCTTTATCTTTTCTAAAACCAGAAATTAATGTTTTTTTAAATAATGGTGTATTTTTTTCTATTGCTTCTATATTCCAAAGACGATGCATATATGTATCTGGTTTTTCATTAGGAGGTGTAAATGTATATGACTCTCCAAATATATCATCTGTTCCAGTTTTTACTTTTTTAAGTAAATCTTTAGCTGAATTAAGTATAGATATTTGGTTTTGGCTTAAGTTTTCTTTTTTTAATTGAGTTTCTATTACATTATTATATTTTTGTATTTTTTCTATTAATGTTTTTACGGTTTCTTTTGTAGGTTTCATGCCAAGCTCAATCATTTCTTTATCAAATGTTTGATAAAATTTAATTAATGCATTCCTTGCTTTTGTTAAAGCTTCTACGTGTTTTGTTGTTCTAGCTTTTGTTTTTTCTAATATAAAAAAATCTTCATCAACGTGAAGTTTGCCTATATAATCATTAAACATTCTTCTGGTCATAAATATTTCTTCTGTTTTATTTCTACCTACAAAATTTCTAACTTTATTAAAAAAGTTAGAAGTTTTATTTTTTAAACTTCTTTCTGCTGCATCCGTTGGCTCTCTAAATGTTGCTTGTGATTTGATGTTTGAAAAACTTATATTTTTTTCAATAATATCGCCAAATCCTTTTGGTGTTTCTTTCAATAAGTTTGCACTTTCTTCCATACCAGTTTCATATAAAATATATGCATCATCTATTTCTTTTCTTAATTCTGCTGTTACGCTACCCCAATGCACATCACGTCTTAACATAACAGAACTATCAATAGAAATACCTCTATCTGCAAATTTGTTTCTTGTGCCATAATCTCCTATTAATTTATGCATAAACATATTTACTTTATTGTATGCCGATCTATGTAAAGATTTGAGAGCAGCTTGTTTTCCTAATGGAGATAGTTTGTCTAAAGTTTTTGCTACATTGCCAATTGTTTTACCTAATATTTTTGCATATGGAATTCCAAATATAGTACCATCTGCCATGTCGCCAAAATCTGGAGTGTAATCCATATCTCCTTTTCTTATTGCTTCAGCTGCTATTTCATTTGATAACTCTTCTTCAGATTGTCTTAAAGTTTTACCTGTAGCTGGTGTCCTATTTATATCTCTAACTACTTCTCTTCTAATTAAAAAATCTGTAAATTGTTTTTTGTTACGTAAAATAGGTTTAAGATTATCTGGTATTCCAAAAACATCTAAATCTTGCATATATCTTTCAAACATAATGTGTATGTAAGCTTCATCTACATCAACAAATTCTTTACCATCTTTAATATAATATCTAATTGGATTATAAATATAATCCATCATGCTAAGTATTCTTCTATCTGTTTTATTCCGTCCTGTATCAATTTCAATACGATTTCCAAAACTATTTGTATAATTTTTTGAATTACCTGTCGTGCCTCTAGTAATAGTTTTAGTAACACCATCAATATTCAAATCGAAATCTACTGGTATACCACCATCTTCATCTTTTGCTTTTTTTAAATACTCTTCTATCTCAGCATTATCAGATTTTTTGTTATATATAATTGCATTTTTTTGTTTATTTAACATTGCTCTTTTAAGACCAGTTCCAATACCACCTAAAACTCCTCCAAATAATGCACCTCCACTCATGTAAGCTATTGTTTGTTCTGATGTTGCTAATGGATTGTAATAATGTCTACTTATTTCATCAACTCCAATTATGCCAGAACCTATTGCAGCACCTCTTATAACGTTTGGTATATATGCAATGCCTTTAGTAAGAGCAAGAGGTGTATAAGTAGTCGGTTGTAATAGTGCAGATACTACTGCTGGTGTCCATCTGTCACTGTTTGCCATTCTTGCTGCTCTTGCTTCGTTTCTTAATATATGTTGTTTTAATACTTCATGTTCTTTTGCATTAGTTATATTTTGATCTGCAAAATAATCTCTATAATCTTTAGTTCCATTTTTACCATCAAATCCAATCATATTTTCTTCGTCATACCATATGTAATTAGGATCTGGTTCAAATTCTCGTTTAATATAAAAAGGTATTGGTCCTATATTAGTTAATACTCCTTTTTGTCCAAGACCTTGTCTTATTTCAATATCTTGTACTGCTGGTCCGACTCCAATTTCGTAAAAACTATCTACTACATCTTCCCAATATGTTGTTTGATTTTTTGTATCAATCGGCATTTTCTAACTCTTTTTTAATTCTTTGTATTTCTTGTCGTTTAAGTTCTAATAACTCTTCTCCAGAAATTAAAATTGCTGAACGATTGTTATCATTTACTTCTACATATCTATCTACGGTAAAGTCATCACTACTATCATCAATTACACTAATTTGATACAACATAATATTTTCATCAGTATTATAAACATACATTGGTATTGCAAAATAATCTTTACCTAATGTACCAGTAACTCTTTCTGTATTACCTGTACCAGTCATGTAGACGTTACCATTATTACCTCTGACTTTATTTTCTATATATTTTTTTATGTAATCAGAATTTTCTCCATCAAAATCTCCATCAAAATAATTTTCATATGGTGTACCTGTTAAATCATAATTTTCAAAATCAGATCGTTTAATAGAATAAACTCTATCTATTGGCATAGCTACAGCATGATTTTCTCCATCTCCTGTTATAGGTATCATTGTTCTACTAAACTTAGAAAGCTGTATTCTACTTTCATCTCCAGTTGCATTATCTAAAAAATAAGGCATTGCTTGTTTAGCTAATTTTATTAAATCTTTACGCTTGGTTATGTTTTCTTGCAACACCAGGTCTTTGATCATAATTTGATTACCAAGAAAACCTTGTATATCTAATACTAAAGTATCTGGGAAAGATGCGAGATTACTATCTTTAACAACAGTATCAGCTAATGAAGCTAAATATTGATTACTTTGTTCAAAAGTTTGGTCGTCAATATAACCTATTCTTTTAGACAAATTCATTATTGATTCTTTACTTTTAATGTCATTATGCATTTGTGTAAATTTATCAAAATTAAAATTACCAGTTTCATCAAAAGACATTTCATATGCAGCATTTATTCTAAATATTTTCCTAACATCTTTTAAATCTAATCCTCTTAATTTAGTATTTGTACCTCTTTCATCAAAATATTGTTTTATATTTAATATTGATTCTAATGCTCTTTTGCTTATAACATTATTATTTAAAGCATTTCTTACTAAATCATTTGCTTCTGCTGGCAAACGCCCAAAAGCTCGTAATGTATATTCTTCATATGTACCAATAAATGGATCTTCCTTTCTTAACCTTGAGTATTCTTGAAATATTTGTTCAGACATTTCTCTATCTCTAAATAAAGTATCAAGCTTTTGATTCGAAAGTTTTGACATATTGTATGACCAAGACTCATCATCTTTGTTTAATCTAAAATCTGTAAAATAAGTTTGTAAGTTTGCATTATTAATTACAGCACTAGTTTCAGTACTAATATATTTTTTTCTATTTCTTAAAACATCAATAATCCTTTTATTAACTGATGGGTCTGAAAAATATTTTATTTTTTCTTCTTTAGAAAAAAATGTACTGCCTGGCTGAGTAATACCGTTTTCGATATTTTGCATTAAAGTTTTAATTTTTTGTGCTTTGTTTATTCTCCTATTTCTATCATCATTAATTAATTCTTCTGGATATTTATTCCTTATAAAGGTTAATGATTCTAAATATAAATTATATTTAGCTTTAGTTTTAGTTTTTACATCTGCTGTACTAACCATAAACTCATCTACAGCTTCTTCATATTCTTTTATAAGATTAGGATCAGATGCTCCTGTCATTATAATATTATGTGATTGTTGATTATAGTTAGAAAACGATGCATCGGTAAAAGTATTGTTATTGTCTGTTGCTCTTTTTCTTTCGTAAGAATTAATAACATCATATTCAAATCTATTTAATTCAGCACCAGCGTGTATTTGCATTATCGTTTTGAACTTTGGTTCGTATGCTTCAAAGATGTTATCAAGATAATCTATAGATTGATTTCTAAATTCTTCTGGTGTTCTACCATCAATTTTTGCTCTAACAGCAAATTCTTTAATTTTAGCTGATATATCTTTTTTGCCTTGGAATTCGTAAAGTTTATATATTTGTTTTTGATATTCAGCTCGTCCTGATTTGCCTAAATAATCAGGTACCTCAGGTAAGACTGGTACTTCTACACCGCTTTCAAGTGTTTTATAAACAAATGTAGTATCTTGTGCTGCTTCTAATCCTAACTCTTTGCCCTCTTCTTGTAGTCTTTCTAATTCATTTTGTGACAAAGTTTCGACTAGATTGTCAAAACTATTAGCATCTTTTTTAACTTCAGCGGCAGCAAAACTTCTACCCTCTCCTCTAGCAATGCCTATTTCATTTAAAAATTTTTGTGATCTTTCGTATTTTTTTATTGCCATTATGATTTCTTCTTAGGTGGATTATTAAATTCTGATGTAAGTTTTGATATTCTATCTATACCTGTAACCGTGGTTTCTAAAACTTCTGGTAATGGATCTACAGCTTCTTTAGCAATACGTGCATCTTCTGATAAATCAAATGATTTCATTTGTGATTCTAAACTTCTAAAACCTAAAGCCTCTAAGTCATCTTTGAATGCACGTCTAGATGCTAATAGAATATTATTAAATGAACCAGAATCGAGTGTAGCCCCTGTTGCTGCCATGTCTACTGTTTGTTTGCTAGCCATTGCTGCATACTTTCTCTTTAACTCATTTTTTTCTTGTAGATCTTTTATTGCTTGTTCTTCTCTTTCTCTTGCATAACGTATTTGTTGTTCATTAAATTTTGCTTTTTGTATATCTGCTGCTCTTTTTTGTGCTTGTCCTTGAACATAAGTATTAGCTACATTCATACCAACATTTGATGCAAATGAAATCAATGAAGCAGAAGTTCTTACAAAATTACCAGCGTTGATAAGAGCAACACTATTAGCTGCTCCACCTAAAGCAGTCATTTGTGTTCCTAAATAAGCAATAGTAGTAGGTTCACACATTAGTAATATATCTCCGAAGTTATTGCCAATATCCTTAATGGTAAAGGTACTGACTGAGTTATTGTCATATTTGGTTCATCACTATATCCTAGAAAAAATACAGTTTTTTTACCAGTAAAACTAGCAATAGTATCTGCGTTATTGAGATCAGATACTGTTGTTATAATTACATCATTAGAATTGACTTGTGCATTATATGAATTAGACATTTCTACTACAGCTTTAGCAATCTTTCTAGGATATGCAGTTAAAGGAGATTTACCTCCAGATATTTCTACTACTGAATCAACAGGTAAAGTATCTATTTCTAGAGTATAATTAATGCCAATATCTATTGCAGATGCGACACTATCCAATACGACAACACCGCCGCTAGTAACAACACCATCTCCATAATAGTTAATGTTTCCTCCCTCTGTAGTACCAGAAGTTCCATATACTGTTAATCCTCGCATATCAGGAGCAGAATTCAAACCTGACCAAGTCTTAGAAAAAGTAAATCTAAGCTCAACATTGTCAGATGTGCTTACAGCAGCATTGACCGTAATATTATATTCTCCAGAAACGCCTGTAGCAGTTGCAGCATTTATAGTATATTCTGTGCCTGTACCGGCAAACTTAAATTTCTCTCCTACTTGAGGAGCATTGGTAAAACCATCAGCAATAAAGCCAGTCGAGCTACTAGTAGTTCCGTTTGTGAGGGGCGAACCGTGGGGTTGGTAGCTCGCTGACAGTGTTTTAGTGCAAGTCATATCTGTAGGTATATCATATACAGTTGATGATATCTGTTCTAAATAATAAACAGTAGCTGAGTTTATAGTTCTTTTTACAGAAACATACATATTATTTGTTGTGCAAGCAATAGATTCATAATCGCCTGTAGTATTCCAAGATACCCATCCAGCTATTTTTTGTGCTCTCTGTACAGAATAAACAGCAATAGTACCATCATCATTTACAAAGAAATAAAATTGTTCTGTCCTATTAGGGAATGAAGAAATAACAGCTGTATCAGTAGGTGTAGATATTAAATGAGCTGACTCTATGCTCACAGGTGCGCTTTGAAATTCTTCGAGACCAGAATTATAAAGATACTCTCTAACTGTTCTACCATTGCTTTGAACAAATAATGATGAAGAATCAAATAATCTTGGCATAGCTTGTTGAGTAACACCATATGATGATTGTCTTACTAGCTGTATATCAACAGGTGTAATTGGTTTTGATACTTGAGCTTTTAAATAAAACTCTGCTGTATTAGTAAGTATTTCTAATACCTTACCAGACCTAATATGTCTTATTTCATTTATTTCATCTGACGCTATTTGTATTTGTACCGAATCTGCATCATCTGATTCTCCAACATCAAAGTTAAAAAACTGAGCTGTTTTACTGCTTTGTATACCATCTGGTAAATTCTTAACTCCACCAAAAAATAATCTTTGTTCATGAAATGCTACTGCTTTTGGATAACCATTTACATCTGAAAA